CTGTGTACCTGTTTTACCTTCAATACCTGAAACATTAATTAAATTTACTGCCATATTTTATTCCTATCCAAATAAGTTTGCATATCCATATGCTTTACCATTATGTGCATTTTTATCTGCAGGTTGAGTAACAAAAACTTCTTGACTTCCTGAACATGTTATTTTAGTTGTATTTCCTGCAGAGGTTTGTAGTACAGTATCTCTAGACAATGTTGTGCCAGAAGCAGTATATGTTCCTACTCCTACTTCAAAATTATTACCATCTACAATACAATAGTAAGTAATATTGCCATCTCCAATATCTGCAAAAGAACGAAAGCCATTGGCAGCACCACCAAGCGTAAGTGTTCCTTGCCCTGTTGTACTAGATGTTTCTTTAATTCTGTCTTTTAAAATAAGACCCATTAAGAAATCCTTATAATAGAAGTATTATGCCCAGCTGAAGGAAAAGCAACAGTAAATGTACCATTATCTGATGACTGAGTACCACCTGTAAAAGCTATTACACATACAGCAGGATTATTAGTAGCTGAATCATTATAAATTATACAACCATCTGCATCTATTGTAGCACTAGTAAGAGCCACATTATTAAAAGTAACATGAGCTACATTATTACTTGTATCTAATGCTAAAGTTGTACCTGCTAGTGTTGAACCTGCTGTAGTATAACCATTACCATTAGCATGTTCATCATTATTACCACCTGTTAACGAAGTAGCTCCATTATCATAACTTGTAGTATTTGCATTATAATTATCAGTAGGATTTTCTTTTATTAATGCTAGTTTAAAAGTGTGTGATGAAAAATTGTGAACTCCTTGTAACAACTCTTGTTTAAAAGTATTACACAAAGCTGTTGTAATTGTTCCCATTTATGTCTCCTATTATTTATACAATAAGAGAGAGCAAGTTTCCCTGCTCCCTCCATTGTTAAGTTAAACTATCATTAATCTAGATAGTTTCTATCTGCTTCAGCAGCTGCTCTAGTTGCAGTTAAAGGTTGGACTATCATCCAAAATTTAAATGCGCCTGCCGATGGAGCATTAGAACCTGCAGTCTTAGCATTAATTACAGTAGCAGTATCAAAATACTGTGCGTTAGTATTTGTAGATACTGTAGTTGCATTTAATGTTTTAGCTGCATTAATGTCTCCTGTACAGATAAGGTCAGCATCACCTGCTGTACCAAATTCTACAGCATTAGCACCACCAACAGTAGCTGCTGTAGTACAAGTTGCACCACAAGCAATTACAATGCTGTTTGCAGGAGCAGTACCAATAGCATGAGTAGAACTAGTTGTAAGTGAGCCATGAGCTATTGCATCAGTCTCAACTTTATATGCTTGAGTTAAAGCCATACTTAAATCCTCCCTTATGCTAAGTTATATTTAGCAGTCACAATAGCTTCAGGTCGAAGTATCTTTCTGCCATATAAGTGCATACCACGAACAATGTCAGCAAAGCTGTCAGGATCACGGTAAGTTTCAGTTTTACTGATTTGTTCAGCAGTTGCTACAGCAGAACCATGACCTGCAACTATAACACCAAAGTTTGTGTTATTTAAAGATGCAGCAGTTCCCGGACCAGTACCTACAGAAGGAAGGTTACTTGATACGTAAACTCTAAATCCTGCTAAATTGCTAAGAGTTAAACCATTCTTAACAGAAGCGTCTGCGTAATCAGCATTAACTAACTTAGAATGTTCATCAGCTAGTTGCTCCATAAACACTGGATCAATTACGAGCCATCTGTCTTGGGTATCAACCTGCTGTTGATTTAACAGTCTATTCATTCTGTTCACAATCATCATAGGAGTACAATTAGCAGTTCCTATGGATGTAGCACCATTAGGTAGGTTAGCTACAGGAATAGAATTATTAGTACCCGGTGAGTTAATGTGACCAAAACTATCAGCAGTTAATGTGTTTTGAGTTAAAAGTTCTGCACCTGTTGAGTTAGCACCATCTGAGGCACTTGACACAGACTTTGAGCCATTGATTGTAGTATTCAATGCACTTGCAGCACTATGAAGAGAGGCTTGAGAATAACCTGCTAAGTAGCCAAGAACTTCTTGGTCATACTGATCAGCTAATCTATAAGCAGCTCTACTTGTAGCTAAGTCCATAAAATTTACATGACTCTGAGCTTCTTCAATGTCATCCATTTTAAAAGCATAGTAGTTTGCTTTATCGACAACAAGGTTGAAGTCTTCATCATCTAAATCTTGTGCAGTGATTTGAGTACCTCTTTTGTACTCACTTACTGAGATTTCTGGTTCTTTAATAATCCTGACTGTATCGCCTTGATTAGAAATTTCACCAAAGTAATCTGAGTTTGTTATGTCTCCCACAACAGTTGACTTACGGAATGCAAGCTGTACCTGCTTGGAATAAATGACTGGTGAAAAATTACCATTAGGTAAGTTTCCATGAGTCGCTTCTTTTGCAAAACCTGCCATAATAAATTCCTCCTATTATTGTTTTGCTTTGAGTTGAAAAAGCTAAACATAATTAGAAGAGGCTATATGTTCTAGAGTGCATAAATATGGGTCTATACTAATATAGGTAGTCTTATTTAGTTTAGTCTTTAGGTTTGACTTACACACAAAGGTAGTCTGTATTAGAGGCTTTGTGTCTAAGGGTTAGTTATACTGATAAATTCTAATTTGTCAAGTCTTTATCTAGCATTTCCTGAAATATCGTAAATTATTCTATTTGATCTACGAGCTTCATTAATTTTTTCTGCATTTTTCTCATACTGTTGATCTGACATCTTTGCAATATCAGACTCTTTAATAGTATCAGATGTTTCACTAGGGTCTACTTTTGTTTTAGATCCTTTGTCTACCAACGAGGCAGCAGCTTTTCTTTTATTTTTCGTATCCGATCTTGTAAGTCCATTATCAACTTTATACAAATCAACAACACGTATAACCGAAGCAGCATCATCTTCATTTTCGTACAAAGCATTTTGAACCCACATAGGCTGTGCTTCAACCCAATCATGAAACTGATCGGAACTACGTAGTTCATCAAAGTCTTCATGTGCTTTTCTAATTTCATTCTCTGCACGACTCCTTACAGCTTCTTGTTTAGCCTTATTTAATTCTTCTATTTGAATATTAGCTTTATCAAACATTTGTTTAGCTTTTTTATCAGCTATGGTTTCTACTAATCCTGCTACATCTGGATATTCTTTTGCCCAGTTAGCAATCTCTTCATCTGATTTAGGTGGTACAAGTTTATCTGTCTTACCTAATTTTTCTTCTAGCTCCTTAATTCTGGCATTATATTCTTTCTCTTTAGCAGCTAGATGTCTTCTAACATCACCATACCTAGTCTTAAAAGATTTCTCTTCATCACTAAGTTCCATTTCCTGTTGAGCTTCTTCAACTTTTTCTTCAACAGGTTTATTCTGTTCTTCCATAAGTTGCTTTAACTCTTCTTCATCTTTCTTTATTCTATCAGCATTTGAAGTTCTATTTCTTTTAACAAATCCTGCGCTTTTTACTTTTTCTACTGTCTCTAATTCTGGCATTCTATTTCCTTTCTTGGGGTCAACATTGTTGAGTAGCCAATTTATTTACTGCCTAGGCCCTTTCCTCTAGGCTTCTTAGGGTTACGTTTAGGTCTACTTAGTAGTCCTCCTTTATTAAAATCATCAAATGAATCTGCATCACTTTCATCAACAGCATATTTTTCATTAAATGCTTTTGTTTCATCAACTTGTTTTTTAGTCATTTTTACTGGCGATACTTTACCTTCAGAATTTATTGCATTTATAGTTACTCCACCATCATCATCTCTATCTTTACTTGCTATTGTAAAACCAGAGTCTTTAGTACCACCTGTATAATCTACTGTACCATCAGCTTTTATTGATCCTTTAGTAGGTGTTAGTGTTCCACCACCACCTTGACCTTGACCTTGATTATTAGAACCACCACTTTGTCCCCAAGTTTTATTTGACTTGGATAACTGATCTGCAATTCTAGTCTTTGCACCATTAAGAATTTTCTGTCCTAACTCTGTGCCTAACAAGTTTCTTGTAGCAAAACTAGATTCATTCTCTATATGATCTTTTATTTGTTCTTCAATTGCATCAGCTTGTTCTTCAAATCCTGCTTCTCTTGCAGCATCTGCCATAATACTAGCTTTAGCAATTCCATCCATATCTATCATTTCATTAACTAATAGTCCTGCAGGACCTAATGCCAGTGTAGCAAATGCACCAAAAAACTTTTCTCCTGTATCTCTACCTAAAGCATTAGTTGCCTCATTCATATAATTTTTACCATTCCAAGTAGTAAAATCAGTATCTTTTAAATACTGTGGTACTTCAGGTTCTGTTTTCTTTTTATCACTACTATCACCAGTTTTTTGTTGAGTTGGAGTAGGTTTATTTACAGACCAAGGTGGTTGAGTAAATTGTAAATCACTAGGAGGGGTTACAACACCATTAACAAATGTTACAGTTTTTGCTTCACCTGTTTGACCATGATAGTAAGTTACTTGTTTTGTAGTATTAGCAGGTGTTGATCCTTTACCTGTTTGGTTTACAGGACTAGTAGGAGTAAATCCAACAACACCATAGTCAGTAGGGTTAAAAGTTCCTGCTTGATTAGCAGATTTTGCTTCAGGAGAAACTGCTACTCCTGTATTAGCATGTATAACACCACCATTAGCTTTTTTCTTTTTGTCTTCTTTATCTTTCTTGCCAAATGCAATCATAGTCATGTCAACTTCTACAGGCTCTCCACCAATTCTTCCCTCTCTATCCATTTGAGAAAGACCCATCTTAGCTTCCATTCTAAGATCTTCAAAAAACTTTACACCATAATATTGTACAACATCTGCAGGAACAACATATTCTCCTTCACTTAATTGTGCAGGTACATCATCACGAACTTCTTTAGCTAATGATCCCGGTGGTATATCATTACCACTAATAGGATCTTTATCTAATCCATCATCTTGCATACCACCTTGTTCAAACAAATCCATTTGTTGTTCCATATTCATTCCACCTTTATTAAATGCCATTTGATTAAATGCCATCTGTTGTTGTTTATATAAGTCTTGTTCTAAAGCTTGTTGAGCTTGTTGAGCTTGTTGAGTTTGTTGAAAAGGTTGAGCTTGTTGAAGTTGTGAAAATAATGGAAGTTGATTTTGTTGAAAAATATTTCTCTGTTGATCATAGATGTTTTGATAAGGATTGTCATACTGTCTTCTAGGTATTTGCGTACCTCCAAATACTCTTGGTCTACGTCTTGGCATAAATGGTTGAAAAGGTGTACCTAATGCAGTACCTACTTGAGTAGCAGTAGCTTTAGGTGTAGTAGGAGGGTTATAATCTGAAACTGGCGAAGCAGCTTGTTCATCATATACTATCTTACCTTGATGTGCTTTAATAGGTTTCCTCATTTACTTAGCTCCTCCATAGGTTTTTCCACCAATTTTTATACCAGTTTTATTTAGATAATTTTTCTGTAAAGATAAAGGTGATATATTACCATCTGTATCAGTTATTATTGCAGTAGGATTAAAAGTTTCTTCAAGTTTAAATTTAGTAGTTCTATATATGTTGTCAATTGCAGTCATTAAACTACCTTGATCTAACTCATCTATTTGTAAATCTCCCAAAAATCTTGTAAGAAAATCTTCTTGAAAGTTTCTTACTACATCAGCTGTTTCATTTAAACCAAACTGACTTAAACCATCTGCAAAAGTTTTTAATCTTTTATAGTCATTCATATGAAAAGACTTCATCTGTGAATAAGATACATTTGTACCTAACGTAACATGTGGATTATTTTTTGTATATAGTATAGCATCAGCTAAACCATCTATCCAATTGTCCATATATCTTGTACTTTGATCTGCAGTCATATTAGCTTTAACAGCTGCTTTTTGTATCTCAGGTCCAAAGTAACCTTTCATTACATTAGACTGTCTAATACTAGTAACAAGATTTTGTTTAAGATCGTCAAGAATATCTACTGCCTCATCCTTATTTCCAAGACTTAAAATTAAATCTGCCATAGATACTTTTCTACTAACATTTACATCTTCTGCAATATATCTTCCAAATAAATTTTTTATTTCTCCTTTACCATCACTTTTTACAACTTGACTATGAGTTGGTAAATTAGTACGAGTAAAAGGAAAACTATTCATTCTTTGTTTCATAGTCATCTTATGACTTTCACCTGTTATCCTAGCCATAACCTCATTAATTTGAGAAAGATAATGTTGGAAAAAATCTGGATTAAAATTTAATCCTGCTGCTCTAACAGGATCAGATCCGGGTCCAAAATTAGGATCGTTTCCGGGTACAGGATTACCCTCAGCATCTATCTGTCCTCTGTAAAAAATATTTCCGGGTCTCTGACCAAGATTAAAAGTATTTCTTTCACTTTCAAAAGCTAATTGATTAATTTTTTTATAAAATGTTTCTTTATTTGCTACCTTTACTTGACCTGTTTTTATTTCTGTAGCAGTCTTCATATAAAAAGGGTCAGAAAAAATTTTTACATCATCTATCATAGGATTTAATAATGGATTTGGATGTTCTATTAGCATCATTGAATCACTAGCAAGCTTAGCTTTTAGCTCGTACTTTTGTTTCTTTAATAAAAACTCAGCATCTTGAAGAGATATTTCTACCCAGTCAGAACCATCAGTGACAGATGTTACATCAAAGTCATCTGCTAATATCTCACTTAAATTTACCTCTGCACTTTGACTTTTATCTTTTATTAGTGAGGGGTGTGTCATTATTATATTATAAGTTCCCTCAGAGTCTCCTTGAAAAAAGACTTTAACTTGATCACCCAATGTACCATATTTTTGATGAAGAGCTTGCATAGGATATTTATTTCCTGCATTAGCAGCTTCTTGTAACTTTAAATACTCTTGCACAAATTTTAAATTACTATCTGCCATAAATAATTTTTCTTTAAGATGAGCGCCAATGACTGCTCTGCCTTGCATCTCAACTCCAGACCTATATTCTACAGCATGTTGAAGCTCATGTAGCAAAGTATCCATATATTCATCTGGAGCTAATCCTTGAAATCTTTCATAATTTATAGCTATGAAATCGTCTGGAAGTTGCTGTGATGCATACCCCATAGTTGCTCTCATTCTTTTCATCTCATCATTACTAAAGAATCTTATTTTCAAATCTCTAAATTCTGGATAGGCTTTATACAATTCTTCATGATCTAATAGATCACCCAGTTTAAACATAGGTGGAGTACCTGCACCTGAGGGTGACATATTTAAAATATCAAATATTTCATCATTCGGATCAAGAGGATTTGGAATCTTTCCTGCTTTAATTACTTGATCTTTATTAGTTGGATCACCT